GGATTTAAGGATTGTTTCCACTATAAGATGGATCGGAAGATCGCAAAAACGATCTCACCGCTGTCTACATGGTACAATTCCTCTGATCATTCCGCGGGTAGGTGGTCAACTGGTCCGACCAGTTCGCCCACATGCTATGATGCATGGGGGTCACTGAATTCGGGCTGGACTACTAGTCCTGCTGATTCGTTGCTCACGGAGCTCGGCACTTGTTACGACCCTGTTGTGGGGTTGCCTGTGTTAGTCGTCCCGAACGGAGGGGGAAGCTTTACGCTCCCTCTCCCATCGCGGGTCGACAACTTGGTTTCATCAGCCATTTCGGCGATGTTACCGGGTATACGTCCTTTGAACAATACTAGTCTGGTAAACTCTATTTTGGAGCTTAAGGACTTCGGTAGCGTTCCTAAGACGTTGAAGGGTATTGCGAATGTGTTGAGTGCTTCTGCTTCTCTCGATTCCAAGATTGGGAAATTAATATCCCATAACGTGGGTCGAGGTCGGCGGAACACATTGTTCGAGCTTGGCAGGTTAGCCAAGTCAAAACACTCAAAGAAGACACTTCGCAGTATACTCCGAGCTGGCGCGGATAGTTACCTCCAAGCGGAGTTTAACTTCCTGCCACTACTGCAAGACATTGTGTCCGTCAAGGATGCACTGTCTTATACTCGCAAAAAGCTAAGAGAGCTGATTGCGCGTGCCAACGAACCTCAACGGCGCCACTATAGTGTGGAGCTACTTGAGGATTATCCGGATTCTGATGTTAATCTAACCAGGACAACGCTTAGTTTCTTTTGCGCTCCTGTAGTAAATATACATCGGAATGTACGGTACTATCGTCGGATGTTCAATGCTACTATGGAATACAGCTATTCGCTGCCTTCCCTTGACCTGGAGGAGAGCCTCATGGGCGCGTGGCTAGATACCCTGGGGGTTAACCTTAACCCTCGGATAATATGGAACGCGATCCCTTGGTCATTCGTGGTTGACTGGTTTGTGAATGTAAATTCATGGCTAGACAACTTCCGAAATAGGAACATTGAACCTGTAGTTGACATTAGAGGTTTCTGCTGGTCCATCGACGTGCAAAGGTCAGTTTTGACTGACTTCACGCTCGACTCCAACAGTCCCGTAGCTAGGTTGGATGAGCACTCGTACTTGCGTAGAGTGCCTACCCGGTCTGCTATGTTAGCTGGATTGAAATCCAGCGGATTGAGCTCGAAAGAGTTCAGTTTGGCAGCTGCTCTTGCATTAACGTAAGATCAGCATAGTTAACAAACAAAAGTGGTGTTGCTTTTACTCAACACATTATTGCATGTCACTAGCTAATACACTCGTTACTAACGAAGTCAAAGACGCTTCTGGAACTGAAGTTGAATTCAGTCGAATAAGCACCAATGGTCGTACTACTGAATTCGCCAAGGTTGGCGAATTGCCAAATGCGCCGTATCGTCTCAAGGTGTCACACCAAGAGACGGGCAGTGGGGCAAATCTCGTAAGAAGGTCGGTCGTCCGGTTTGACAAAACTGTCACCGGTGCTTCCTTACTTCCGCGAGGTGTCGGGGCGTACATGGTGCTCAGTGCTCCCGTTGGGGACTTGAGTGCCACAACCGAAATCAAGAATGTAATCGCGAATCTTATGTCGTTCTGCGCTTCTTTAGGCGCATCGACAACTATTCTCTACGATTGCACTGGTAACGGTGCCGCGGTTCTGGTGGATGGCTCGCTTTAAGCGGGGCATCCGGCCTAGTCTTTGGAACCTATGAAAACTAACCTACAAGCGACTCGCTTCTGCAATGGCCAAGTGATTCTTCCTAAGGGTGATGGATTGAAACCCATCATCTGGATGTTGATCGTTGGTGTTGCTCTAGCCGTTTTAGTCGCATTGGTTGCGGGCTGTCAATTCGACAAGCTGTCGGTTGACAAAGGACGCTTGGAACCCTGGGGGTCAAAACTCCCAGTAGAATCCTCGGTCCCACTACCATAAAATGGCGGGGGGGTGACCCCCCGTCTATAGTGGTAGTCCTGTGCCATAGGCTCATGGTGACGATAAGACACATAGCGATGTGACGTGCTCTAGGAGTGTAACCGTTTATGGTACACGATAAGAGCCTAGATCCGTATAGACAGATCATCGCCGCACTGCTATGTGATGTTCAAAACTCACATAGTGAAGTGTTTCCAATGCGCGCCCTTCGCCTTACCACCCAAAAAGTGGAAAAGCGGATGCGCTTAGAAGGTATAGCGTTTTTAACTAAAACGCTTCCACGTCTGGGCAGAGCTCTCGATAGAGCCCTGTCCGGAGAAGTACCACTCGACGCTACTAAGTTGGCCTTTAAAAGCCTGCCCAGTAGTAAGCTACCCATCTTTATGGGTGAGCTTTTCAAGTGCATCTTCTCACACGACGGGTTTGTCCTTCAGACACCCTGTGTGAAAAGCATCAAGTCGCTTCGACAGCTCTTGTTCCCTTTTGGGAAACTCGAACTACCGAATGCTGAGTCGCTAGAACAGGCGGTCTTACAAAAGTTTGAGAAAACTGATGATGACCTCCGTCCCTGGAATCAGCGGTTCACCGTAATTGGTGAATTGCTCGATGCTGGTTTAGCAATACCCTCGGACTATTCCGAGATTTGCGATACCGTTCGTCTCGCAAGAGACCTCCTAAAAGAGGTTTTCCGCGAGTTCAATCCGTATGACATCCACCCGCGTCACGGCCCCGGCGTAGTCTCTACTAAAGAGACAATGTCGGAGAAGTACACGTTTAGGAGGATATCTCCACGGATACTAGCACACTACCCGTACGACGCCTACTTTTGCGCGTCTCTTGGGCATGTGTGTGACACCTATAAGGATATATATCGCCCGTTCCGATCAAAATCGGATACGTGCGCTACCTATGAGGTGGGGGAGACTTCGGCACAAGTTTTACTTGTACCCAAGGACTCCCGTGGACCACGCCTGATCTCCTGTGAACCACTGGACTTCCAGTGGATACAGCAGGGATTGGGCCGAGCAATTGTCCAGCATGTGGAATCGCACCCTTTAACAAGGTACGCTCTCCACTACTCGGATCAAGTGCATAACCAAGTAGGAGCCCTTTTGGGCTCCTCGACTGGTGAGTACGCGACCCTTGACCTCAACGAGGCCTCGGATCGTATCTCTACCGAGTTAGTTCGCCTACTGTTCCCGAGCCCTCTCAAAGAGTGCTTGTTGGCAGCAAGGAGCGAGTCAACGACATTACCTGATGGCAGGATTAAGCAGCTTGAAAAGTATGCTCCCATGGGGTCAGCTTTATGCTTCCCCGTGATGAGTATAACTTGTTGGGCCGTCCTGCAAGCAGGTTTGTCCGATGCGCATACCAATCCCACAACTAGGAACGAGCAGACCTTCCAAAGGTCTGTCCGAACCGAACGTAATGGTGGTATGTTAGTGTATGGTGATGACATCATCGTCCCGACGGCGCAAGCCGAGAACTCGATGAAGATACTCGAATCGTTTGGTTTAAAGGTAAACCGCGATAAGAGTTTCTACAGTGGATTCTTTAGAGAATCTTGTGGCACAGACGCTTATAAAGGCGTCGTAGTCACTCCTGTCCGTTTTCGGACAGTCTGGTGTCACTCACCCAGCCCTGATGCGTATGTAAGTTACATCGCTTACGCGAATGAACTACATAAGCAGTGTTACTTCAAGTGCTACGATACAATCGTAGAGGAACTCACCCGTCTGTACGGGGATATTCCGGAAGTGGGACTTGGTGTCTCAGCTCCCTCACTCGTAGTCGTACCGGAGGCCTACCGTCCCAAACGTCGCAGAGTCAATAAGAGCTTGCAAAGGCTCGAATGGCTCGTTCGCGATATTAAGACGCCGCTCGTAACTCAAACGACCAGTGGTTGGAACATGCTCTTGCGATTCTTCGCAGAAGCTACTTCCGATCCACCGTTTGAGCAGCGGAATTCGACTAATCGTCGGACCTCGCAGATGCAGTGTAGCGAAGACTTACATTTCATTAATGTAAGAACTCCGTTCTCTGTCAGTCAATA